GCCCGCCCGTTCCGCCCGTGCGCTTGCAAATAGCCTAGCTGCGGCCTTGCCGACGATACCGCGGCCCGTGTCTGCCCTGCGCAGGCGCGGGCCGCGCCATTTACTGCGCTGGCCTGCGCCTGCGCCTTGCGCCTGCACTTGGCCGCGCGCCATGGCTGCAGCCGGGATTGGGAGACGATGCCTTGCCGCTCGCGCGCCCATCCGCGCCCCCGCGCGCCCCGCAAGCCGTCGCCGTCGCCGCCGACCCCCCCCTGCCGAGGGTGCCAGGGGGCTTGCGCCGCCGTCGCTGCGGGGAGAGGGCAATGCCCTCACAGAATTTTCGGACCCTCGCAGCTTTCGCCATAAGCTCACGTTATGTGCTAGCGTGCGGAGGGGCAGGGAACTGCCGGTCGCAGGCTCGAGTCGGGAGTCGCGCGGGTGTGGAGTCAGAAATCCACACGCTGGCGTAGAGTAGCTAGCGCTAGCGCTGGGGGTGTGGGGGTTGTAGCAAGGCTGTCTAGCGTTGGTCTAGGGTTGTTTTGCGAGAGCGTGGTAGTGTGGGGTGTGGTGAAGGGTTAGGGTTGCATTGTAAGTGCGGAAAAGCAGTTGACTTTTGAACTTGCGAATCAAGAAATGCTTGCATGCCGGTGGTAGTGCCTGGGTTGGATCCTGTAAGGCCGGTGGCGCTGGAGGTGCTTGTGCAGCCGAACATCATCGTGTTTGCGCCTGATGACTGGGGTCGTGAAGCGTGGGGAGTGTATGCAGACACGCTAGGTGGTGTAAGCGTCACGAACGAGGCGTACACGCCGAACTTGGATGCGCATGCGCAGGCGGGGGTGCGGTTCAACCGTGCGTACGTGCAGCCGTGGTGCTCGCCTACGCGGGCGCAGTGGATGACGGGGCGGTGGGGGTACAAGACTGGGATTGGCGCGTTGGCGCAGGATGGCGACCAGTCGTTGTTGGACGGCGAGGTGACGTTGCCGCGTGCGTTGAAGCTGGCGACGGGCGGCGCGTACACGTGCGCGGCGTTTGGGAAGTGGCACCTGGCAGGGTTCAGCAATGCTGGCGGGCCGGCGGAGCATCCCATCCGCTGTGGGTTCGACGAGTGGGCAGGCAGCCTGATCAACATGGAGCTGCCGGAGAGCTACTTCGCCTGGCCGCTGTTCCGAGGCAAGCGGACGAAGACGGGGATCGAGACGAGCCAAGAGCTCGTGCAGGACTACCAGCCGATCTGGCTGATCGAGGAGGCGCTGCGGTGGATCGCGCGGACGCCGCAGCCGTGGTTCTTGTACCTGCCAATCAGCATGCCGCACGGCCCCATGCATCGACCGCCGGCGGAGATGTACCGCACGGATGTCTGGAACCTGCCAGACCAGTTCCCTGACTTGATCAAAAGCCGCAACTACGCCACATCTGTGCCGTACTACCGCGCCATGGTTGAGGCCATGGACTACGGGTTCGGGCAGTTGATGAACGGGCTGCCGCAGGAGGTGCGGGCGCAGACCACGACCATCGTGTGGGCAGACAACGGCACGGCAGCGGTCAACATCCCCATCGCCTCGCCACCTAACGGCTTCCCCGCTGGTCGGTCCAAGCAGACCGTGTACGACCTCGGGATCCGCGTGCCGCTCGTCGTGGCGGGGGCGAAGGTCGAGGCGGGCGGGCGCAGCACGGAACAGATCGTCACCGCCTGCGACCTGTTTGAGACGGTCATTGCGCTGGCAGACGGGTCGAGCGGTGCTGTGCCGCTGCCGTCCGTGCCGTACGGGTCGGGTTCGCGCAACAGCAAGAGCTTTATGCCCACCCTACGCAATACTGCGTACGGAGTCGGAGCGCAGCGGTTCGAAACGCAGCAAGACTTCTTCCAGCCCAACATCCCGCACCAGAACGCCAGCGTGACCGGCAGCCGCTGCTACGTGAAGACGATCACCGCAGGGGCGGGGGCGGGAACCTGGAAGATCTTGAACAAGGACAAGGCAGGGACAGTTAGCTGGCCGGCGGTCGCAGGATCGCCGCCGCATACGGGGACGGGCGCGACGGACTACGAGTTCTACGACTTGGTCGCCAACCCCAACGAACTGCCTGCTGGCAATCTGATCCTTGGATCCTTCACCTTGACGCCAGAGCAGTACGCGGCATACAACGAACTGGTCACCGACTACGCCACGATCTGGAGCTCCTACTGATGTTCCCGCTGATGTTCCCGACAATGTCCAGCAAGCTGATGCAGCAGATGAAGAACAACTTCAGCACCGGCAAGCCGATGGAGATGAATGCTCCCGCCGCCGGCGCGATGAACGTCGCCAACATGAAGGCAGCCGCTGCGCCGTCGCCCAAGCCCAGCAACATGAGCAAGGCTGTTGGCGCCCTGAAGAAAAGCAGTGGCATCGTTGGGCCAATGCTGTGAGCAAAAAGCGCGGCGAGTCCAAGAGTTACGAGGCGATGGCGCACCTTCGCAAAAGCTTGGCGGCGAACAAAGGAAAGCGGCAAAGAAGCCGCGCGCAAGTCGCCATGCAAGAGATGTACTCTCCGTCAAAGTCGTTCAAGGGACGGTCGGCTGGTGCCGGCGCCATGAACTTGCGTGGCGGAGTCAAGAAGGGCAAGTGACATGAAGGGTTCCTCCTGCAAGAGCGGCGGCAAGAAGATGGGTTCCGGCTACGGCAACAAGAAGATGTCGGCTGCCAAAGCCGGCGCCGCCGCCAAGAAGACCAGCATGCCGAAGGGCGCCAAGCGCGGCATGATGTCGTCGATGAAAAGCGGCGGGCGCGGCGCGTGATGGGCGACAAGGGCGATGATCTGACGTCGGACGAACCGTACGTCCCGCAGATGTCGCTCGACGATGCCGATGCAATCATGCGGTACTCGAACTCTCGAGGTCGACAAGACCAAGAGAGGCGCATGCAAGGAAGGAAGCACGTCTGGGTGAGACCTGACAACTGCGGAGGACCAGGCGATCAAAGCTCGTACGTCGGAGCTGCCGACACGGGCTTCATCGAGCGCATCGCGGAGATCGAGCGCAAGCTTGATGCCGGGCTGCCGCTGTCGGATGCCGAAGCCGAGTACATGGTCTCGCGCACGATCACGCGCATCCTGCGTACCTCGCGCCGGCCTACGCATGTGCTTAAAGCCATCGAGATGCTGCAGCAGGCGCGAGCTAAGAAACTGGTGGCGAAAATGCTGGAGGCCAACGTCACCATCACCAAGAACGAACCGCCTCCTCCGCAACTCAATCTGCCATGAACATCCAAGCCCTCATCGCCAAAATCGCCGGCTCCTCCACCTGGTGGGTCTCGATCCTCCTTCCCATCCTCAAGGTGCTGCTCGAGAAGATCGGCATCTTCATCCCCTGGGAAGTGATCATGGCCGGCACCGGCGCGTACGGCGTCAAGGAAGCCGCCTCCAAGCTGCAGCCGGTGGTCGCCGCCAAGCTGGCGCAGAAGGCCGAGTGACATGAACTGGAAGATCCTCGCGGGCTTGTGGTTCGCAGGCGCGCTCGTGCTCGGCGGAACCGGCAAGAGCGTCCGCGCGCGAAGCCAAGTCCACGAGGGTCCGTTCGTTGCCAGCACCGCCACCGCACAAGATCCAGGCGAGGTAGCTGTTCCTGCCTACAGTGGGACCGCGCCGCTCACCAAAGTGACACTCACCGTCCGGCACCACATCTCGTGGCAAGTGCGGTTCGAGAACCTCGACGGGTTCGTGTGGTGGGGACAGAACGGTTGGGGCTACCCCACCGTGTACTCGTTCCCGTGGTTCTGGAACGAAGCCGGCGGCGTGACGCAGTCGGGTGTGCCAAGCTGGTCGATCAGCCAATGCACGATTCCTACGCTCGCCGAGTACGACGGGTCGCTCGACTGGGCAGGGCCGTCCGGCGTGACTCGCACCGTGCTGTGGAATCAGTGCGCGCAGCCTGATTACTGGACGACCACGACGCAGGTCATTGAAGAGCCGTGGGCGCTGCCCGTGTTCCGCGACCCTGACGGCGTCGTGCAGTTCTCGATCCGCCCCATGTCGTGGGTGCAGCAGGATGTCGGCGTGATGGTGCCGACCGCTGGCAGCCTGGCGTCGAGCCTGGACTGGTTCGCGTGGGATGTCGTTGTCGACCGCGTGGAATACAACTAGGACGGCGGCGGCTCGGGCTTCTTGAGCGGCACGGACGGCGGGCGTTTCTTGGGCGGCGCGGGATTGACCGTCGCTGTCAAAGCCATGGTGTGATTGAGCTTGCGCACGTCCCAGTCCGCCTCGTTGCCCCAGCGGTGGGTGGCCGCGTCGCAAGCATCGAGCTGCGACAAGAAGGGCCCGAACAGCTCGCCCCGCCGCAACACCACGAACGCCTCGTTGATCTCGTACTCCGTCACCTTCGCGCCCCCTTGAGGTGCTCGATCTCCACCAAAGCCTTCGCCTCGCCAGGCCACTCCGGCACGAACCCGTTCACCCGCGAGTGCCACTTGTACCACTCGTCACGCAGCTCGTCGCCAGCCTCCGGCGCCGGCTGTCCGCGCCGAACGCTCTGGGCGCTCGTCTGCCGCGACTTGACGCCGAGTTGGTTCCATTGTCCAAGGAGCACCGTCGGCGACGCGCTGCGGGCCAGCCACGCATCCTGAGAGTCAAGCATGGCCGTCATGCGCTGCTTGACCTCGTCCTCGGTGCCGAGCTTGAGGAGTTTCGCGACCGCGACTGCGTCCTTGGTCTGGACCTGGTAGCGGCTGCCGCGAGTGCGCAGCCACTCCTTCTCCCACCACTGAATGCAATTTGGATGGGGAGCCGAAGCGAGCTTGCGAGCTTCCCCCTCGGGAGAGGAGGGAGAGGGGGAGAGAGGAGAGGAGTTAATAGGGGGTGTGGGGGAAAGAAGAGGAGAGGGAGAGGGGGAGGGGAGGTCACACCCTGTAGGGCGTGACATGGTGTGACGTCGCTTTTGTTGCCTCTTGGCCGCCGCTTGCCGCTTCTCGTCCTCCGCCGCCTGCAGCCGAACCACGAACGGCGACACCCAGCCCTGCTCCGTGCGGGCGAGGATCGACGTCACCTGCTCCCACGCCTGGTGGAAGTCCACGCACAGCCGCCCGTACAGCCGCTCGAAGTACAGCTCGTCGTCGGGGATGTACCCATGCTCGAGCTGCCACACCACCAGTTCCGCAAACAGCCCGCGCGCTTCAAGGTTCAACAGCGCAACCTCAGGATTGCGCCAGAGTTGCGTTGTCATCTTGCTCCACTTTCTGCTGGTCATAATTTTACCTTGAATGGGGATGGTGCGAAGTATACACTTCGCGACAGACGGATCAATCCCCATCCTACAGAACGCTGCGCAGTAGGCACGCCCCATGAAGAAGCGCTTTGCGAAGAAGGTCAACAGCCCCACCACTGGCCGCACTCGCACTGTCCGCTACGGGCAGTCCGGCTCCAACATCAGCCCTGGCACCCCCAAGGGCGATGCCTACTGCGCGCGGTCTGCCAAGATCGGCGGCGATTGGAAGTCCGATCCCAACAGCCCCAACAACCTCAGCCGCAAGAAGTGGCGCTGCAAAGGCAGCAAGTCGATGCGGTAGTTTGACCGTGCATCTCCAACGTGACGGTCTGGGGATGCACTGCTTCGGGAGAAGCAGGCGGGCCAACGCGATGAACGTTGGCTCGCCACTCCTTACACACATGGATGACATCCAAAAGAAAGAAAAGCTCCGCCAGTACATGCGCGACTATCGGGCACGCATGAAGAACTCCAGGCGGTGCATCGCCTGCGGCGTCCCCCTGTCCGACAAGTTCACGATGTGCCCCGAGCACCTCGAAAAGACCAGGCAACGCAACCGTCGCGGCAACCGCCTGCGCCGGCTCGATGGCAGCCACTTCGTCGGCGAGCTCGCCACCCAACTCGAGCTGCGCCGCCAGCTCACCAGCAAGTTCAATGACATCGTCGAGAACCTGCTGGGCGAGATCTCGGAGTGCGACACGCGCATCGCCATGATGATCGACACGCACAACAACAGCCTCTCCAGCATGCGCGAAAAGCTCAAGGTCGAGCAGAGCTGATGTTCAAGCCGCCCGAGCCCACCACGCTTGCGGCGCTGCAGAAGCGCGTCGACGAGGCCAGCGAAGATCCGCAGGTACGCGACAACCATCTGTACGCCGGACTGTTCGATCGCTCGTCCGGCGTGTACGGAGACGCGGCCCCAGCGCCAGAGTTCATGCGCGACGCCACCGGCGTCAAGCTCGTGCGCACACGCCTGTCCCGCCGCGAATGGATCGAGCGCTACTTCCCGATCCGCGACAAGAGCGGCAAGATCGGGCCGCTCAAGCTCAACCGCGCGCAGCGCCGGCTCGAGACCTGGATCCTGCAAATGGAGATGGCCGGCGTCCCCGTGCGCATCATCATCCTCAAGGCCAGGCAGATGGGGTTCTCCACCTACGTGCAAGCCTGCATGTTCGAGAAGCTCCTGCGGGAGAAGAACTTTCGAGGACTCATCATCGCCGACAACAAGGACCGCTCCAAACTCTTGCTCCAGATCGCCGAGACCGCCCGCACCTCGATGGTCAAGACACGAACACAAGCGGGGGAAACGGTCCACTGGGACTTCAAGATGAAGTCCAAGGCGACCAGCTCGCTCGTATGGACAGACCCGATCCGAGGAGAGATCCACGTCACCAGCGCCGAAACCCCCGAACCTGGGCGTGGGGGAACGAGGACAATGGTGCATTTGTCCGAAACCGCGCACTGGCCCGACGCGGAAAGGAAGCAAGCCGGCGTGATGGCTTCGCTCCCCACGTTGCCAGGTACCTACGGCTTCGACGAATCCACCGCGAATGGAGACCAAGGGAAGTTCCGTGACGACTTCTGGCGCGCGTGGAAGCAGCGCGACATCGACCTGTTCGAACGCACCGATCCTTGGCACGCCGTGTTCTTCGCCTGGTGGGAGCACGACGAATACCACTGGACCCGCACCTACGGATCGGGACGCACCATGCCGGAGAAGCTCGTCGAGCAAATCAAAGCCAGCCTCGACGAAGAGGAACGCTGGCTGCTGAAGCAGACCTACATCCGCCGCTGGAGCCCCAACGATCAGTGGCAGCAGGTGCCGGCGCGCCAAGGGCGCAAGCTCGTGTTCGACGGCAACGGCAACTTCTCGATCAAGACCGCCGCCGTCGACAAGCCGCAGAAATGGAGGCGCGTCGGAGTCGGGCTCGTGTCTGTGTCCATCGACCAGCTCGCGTGGCGCAGGCAGAAGCTCTCCGACAAGGAGATCGCCAACGACCTGATGCTGTTCAACCAAGAGTACCCGTCGCGTCCGCAGGTCGCGTTCATGTCCACGGGACGCCCCGTCTTCGACATGGACCGCATCGACCAGATGCTCGCGCTCGCGCGCGACAACCCCGCGCGGTTCGTGGGAAGCATGAGGGTGGAGGAGTGAAGTATCTGTCCATCTGCTCTGGCATCGAGGCCGCGACCGTGGCTTGGCACCACCTTGGCTGGCAACCTGCCGGCTTTGCCGAGATCGAGAAGTTCCCTGCTGCGGTTCTCAAGCACCACTACCCGACCGTCCCCAACTTTGGAGACTTGACGAAGCATGACACCTGGGGTCTCGAGTCTGGATCAGTTGACCTTCTGGTCGGAGGAACTCCCTGCCAAGCCTTTAGTGTCGCAGGACTCCGGCGAGGCATGGACGATGCGCGTGGTCAACTCACCCTTGAGTTTGTCCGATTGGCTGCACGACTACGTCCGCGCTGGATCGTTTGGGAAAACGTGCCCGGTGTCTTGTCTAGCGGACGAGGACGGGACTTTGGTTCCTTCCTCGGGGCGCTGGGCGAACTCGGGTATGGGTGGTCCTACAGGATCTTGGACGCTCAATACTTCGGAGTGGCCCAACGCCGCCGCCGTGTGTTCGTTGTCGGATACCTTGGAGACTGGCGATGTGCCGCAGCGGTTCTTTTTGAGCGCGAAAGCGTGCGCTGGGATCCTCCGCCGCGCAGAGACTCGCGGCAAGAAGTTGCCAACTGCCTTGGAGCAAGCCCTGCAACAAGTAGCTGCCCAAATGTCGGAAACGGACAAGGAAATGTCATCGGAACTTTGACAGCACGCATGGGCAACAACCCGATGGGTGCGCCTGAAGTTGACGGTGGGATGTATATGCCTTGGCCTCAACAAGTGGGCGCGTTGGATTGTCGCATCCAAGCGCAGCGAGCACAGAACGCGGCGAGTGGACACTTAATTCCAACTTGGCCTGCGGAAGTCGCACCGACGCTAAACGCAGCGTTTGGCACTAAGCAAGGCTTGGAGGATCAGCACGCGCTTGGTGGCGCAGGGTGCTTTGTGCCTGCGCCAGTGGCGTTCCACAATCGTCAGGATCCAGATGTATCGGGCGACATCACGCACCCGCTTGGCGCGAAGGACAATGGGTTGGCCGTTGCCCAGCCGGTGGCGTATGGCACTGACTGCTACAACGGGGCCATCACCGGCGAGGTTGCGGCAACGCTTGGCACCCCTGGCAGCAGCGTCAACGCCAGCGGGCCGACGGTGATGCAGCCGGTGGCGGTGGCAAACAAGATGGCCGTCCGCAGGCTTACACCAAAAGAATGTGAAAGACTGCAAGGCTTCCCGGACGGCTACACCGACATCAAGCCTCGAGGCAAGGACACGCCAGACGGGTTGAGGTACAAGGCTCTTGGCAACAGCATGGCCGTGCCCGTGATGCGATGGATCGGAGAGCGGATCAACATGGTGGACAAGCTGTGAAGTCCTACGATTTCCAAGACGGCAACGGGCCTGTGCCTGCACACCAGCATGC